GACAAGAGGGGCAGTACCGGAAACTTCCCAGAGCCTCGGTTTCCCACTGTGCCCCACAAGACTGACATGTGAAGGTGCGGGCCTTCTTCGGAGGATGGAGAACCCTCTTCCTACGTCTGCGGTTCCTGGCACCACATGCCTCGGAACAGAAGCGAGCATCATGCCTCTTCCGAACCATGATCTGCCCACACTCATCACAGAACACCTCTGGCTCCTGGCACCGGGAACAGAGAGCCGTTCCTGAAGTCACGATCCTCCCACATTTTGCACACTTGGGCGTCTTCAGGGAGGACTCGGAAACAGCCTCCACCGAGGGGGGACCCTTTGACCAGCACATAACAGGCTCATGGTTGTCCCGGTCACCAGGCTTCCCCATGTCATATTTGTAAACCTCTGCGGGCTCCCCAAGCCCCAGTGCATGCACAAGCCGTCTGGTGTCCTCCACAAGAGGACACAGGGTGCCATCTATGGTCACGTCGTCCACATTCAACAGGAGCCACCCTCCGACCTTCAGCGCCCTCACAGCCTTCTGCAACACCACCTTCCAGAACCCCTCCAGCCACGATTGATATGAGGGGAACTTGTTACCCGCCAATTCAGACTGAGGGCCATACACCATCTTCTTCCAGTAGGGGGGTGATGTCAGAACCACATCCACCCCAGCAGGGAACTCCCAGTCCTCTGCTGGTGAACGATGCACAACAGCTCGGCCCCGTGCTCCTGGTAGATACTGATTCACCCAGTCTCGGAGCTGCAGGAGCCCCGCACATGTTTCCGGCTGGGGCTCACATGCCTCATACCTGGGTTGTGGGTTGGAGAGAAGTGCCCCCAACATCCTGCCACCCCATCCCCCACAGGGATCAAAAACCAAACCCCCTGTGGGACAGAACCTATCTAGAAGAACCTTGGCAGTCACAGGCCTGAAATTGTAGGCACCCCCATAGCGATAGAGACGCACCCCCGACCGCACTCGTGCAGCGTTGGGCACCCCCTTCATCCCCAAGATCATCTTCAAGGCACCTCTGAACAACGTCTTGTCCTGGAAAACGTCCAGGGGGGACACAGCAGCCCCCACAGCCTTGACACCCCACATGTGGGGCATGTGCGTCATGCAAATGCTCTGACCCGCATTGATACGCTTGAGAGTATCGTCTCGAAGAGACTGCTGAAAAGTGATGCGGGGTACCACATCCAAATCCTCGATCTTAGGAGTGGGGTACGGAAACCCTTGCTGGTGCCAGAAAGCCACCAGATCATCCAACAGATGCTCCTGCCCCTCTTCTCCCAGATGCCCCCATTCTTTGGAGCGTGTTGTCAGGTCTAGGGGCATCTTCACAGGTTCCAATGTCAAGCGGGGGCGTACAGGAACAGTGCCCACGGGACGCTGTTTGGCAGGGTACTTGTGGGCCATCTCGGGGATCAGGTAAGAGCGGACAAGGGAAAAGAACAGATCCGTACTCCCAGCTCGCACCCCGAGGATTTTACAGGTCTCTGTGGACTGTGGGCGGATGTAGGCATCCAACCCAAACCGCTTCCCTACCCGCCGTGCCACATCATCGGCAGCGGCTACCGTGATGTCCCCCAGTGCAATTGAAGGCAACCCTGAATCCAAGTGGCCATCATCAAAGTACCAGTAGGCCAAGGACCGGGCACTCAGGTGTGTCAGGATGCTCTCTGGGAAGACCTTGACTCCCTGTGGATAAAACAGCTTGCGAAGGTACTGGAGCCATTTGTGTGGTGCTGTCCGCAGAAGGAACGTGTACGCCACAGTGCCGCTGTCCATGATCTTCTCCCCAAACTGAACAGGCCTGCTCAAAGGAGCCCACAGGTCATACAGATGGTGGACGTACCCCACCTGGGAATGGGAGTGCCCCACCTGAAAAGAGCCCCGTGCTGTGACATGTCCATCCCCGAGCAGAACACCTATCAATGTCTCCTGCTGCCCCTCTGACAAAGGCCCCTCCTGTGTAGCCCTCTGTGTTTTGGTCAAGGTGTGGATACCCCACCTCTGCCGCAACCTCACGATCACAGGCTTGCTCACCCCATACATCTTCCCGATCTGGGCATCCCCCATTCTGGAATAGATGTCTGCAAGGACCACAGGTGTCAGATCCTCAATTGTGGGCAAACCCTGTGCTTCCCGTACTTGGTCCCTTCGTTGTCTGGGATTCAGTGTTTGGATCCCCCACTGCTTTCTGTACCGGGAGACCAGGGCATCTGAGACACCATAGAGGGCAGCGATCTCGGCATCATTCTGCTCCAAATACAGCTTTCGCAAGACCTCTGGTGTGACCACCCTGCGGAAAGCCCCATATACTTTAGGTGTGTTTGTTTTGTCAGATGCCATAACCTTTAGCCTTGTCGGTGTTTAGGGGTAACCTACTATACCTACAAGCCAACAGGTTTTCAACAGGGTTCAGGACACAAGGCAAAGAAAATAAAGCAAGAGCAAAGGAAGAGAGGGCACGACAGCAACCCCCGAATGCACAGAACCCCCGACCCGAAGGCCGAGGGCTCGTTGAGAACCGAGGTTCTACTATGACTAACGGGTGATCGTCAGACGGGTCAGACCACGGGGGTTGAACGCGCCGATACCGAGGTTCTCGAAGCAGGAGAAGCCGATGGTGCGAGCCTTCGGGTCGTCTGCGCTGAGAACTGTCAGCTCAATGCGAACGGGGATGCGGCCGAACATTTCCGGTTCGCAACACACATAGACCGTTCCGACAGGCACGAGGCGGCTGACGATGATCTGTGCTCCCCAGAGGGTTGCCATCAGGCCGGTCTTCAACAAATCGCGCTGGGATTCGATGTCCAGGATGTCGCGACCGAACTTGCGGAGGTCCGCGTAGTCCCGAGCGTTCATGAACACGCGAGCGACATGAAGGTCATGACGCTCGATCAGTGCGAAGGCATCAGCCAGGACAGCACCAGAGATCGGAGCGACCACGGGGATGTCAGGGTTGGTGCCGCCAGCCACGGAGTCGAAGCCGTTGGTGGCGATGCTGTCGAGCACTGCGAAGACACGCTCGTCTTCTGCTGCCTGGATCTGGGCACGGGCCAAGTCCTGGGCGCGCTCGATGAGGTCGAACCGACGTTCCTTGATCTGCGTGAGCGGGATCTCGGGGTTGGATGCGATCTCGAAGAGGGGGAAGATGACACGGCGAGGCTTGGTGACTGCGAGGATGTTCTCGCCTTCTTCACCAACGACGTATGCCGTCACATCGGGGTCCTTGTCGTAGATGGGCAGTGCGCCGTCAGGGAGCTGTTCCACGAGGAAGGTCTTACGACCGACTGCGGTGTAGTCCCGGCGGAGGCGCAGAGGCTGGGTCATCGAGGCTGCGAGCTTAGCGCGACCCTGGGGGGTCTTGATGAACTCGGAGATGATCTGCTGCTTTGCAGCGTTGGATACGTTGCTCATGATCTTCTCCTAGATCCGCTGGTCGTAGACGATTTCGCCCTGCGTTGCATCAGCAGGCATCTTGAGGATGCCGATGATGGTGGACGCAGCCCAACCGTGTTCGATTTCAGCCATGATGCCAGCGTCATCCAGGGTCTGACCGTTCACCACGTCCCAAGTGGGACAGAGGAAGCCATTCCTGGAAGCCGCGAGCGCGAGGCCCGTGGTGTAGGTGATGGGGTCACCTGCAGCGCCAGCACCTGCGACCGGGTTGGCCAGGAACTGCGTCTCGAAGAGAGCATTTCCGTAGGTGCCCTGCGCCGAAACGTAGGGGCCCTTGCCAGAAGCGGAGGCGGGGAGGTTCTCGTATGCGTTGCCAGCAGCCGAGTTGATGAAGCAGCCCAGGGGACGCACGAGGCGCTCCTGTGCGGCGACAGCGAGGGTCTCGGCGTTACCGCCGACGTAGTTGGCACCCTGGTCTGGGCGCGTGAACGCGATGGAACCACTCATCACGCCCAGGACACTAGTGTCAACCTGGGTAGAGATAGTGGTGGTCACCACGACGGTGGGCGGATTGGTCTGGGTGAAACTGTCGTCCGTCAGGATTCCCACGGTGTTACGAACACCAAGGTGGAGAATCCGCAGCGCGGAGGAAGATTCAGTCCATGCACCACTCGCCTGTCCAAGCAGAGGCATGTTGTCTCCTTCATGCGACCGCTCCCTGTTTACAGGGACGGTGGGGGGGGGCGCGGAAACTGTTGGGTGAGACAACCTCATCCAAACTTGTTCCGTCACTAAGTCCCCGCGTTATTGAAGGGATATTGAGAAGAACTTCGGCCCGGTAGGAAGAAAAGTCCTACCGGGCCGATATTTGTTCCTGTAGAGGGGGGAACAAACCCCCACTACTGGAAAGTCACTGTGCTACTCGAAGAACTTGGTCACGTCGGGAGCGGTCTCCCAGAGCTTGCCGAGTTCGTTCATCTCGTTGGAGGCGCTCTTGGTCATGGTCTGGTTGCCCAGAGTCTTGGGGCCAGTGCCTGCCTTCTTGGGCTGGGGACGCTCGGCAGCTTCCTTGTCGTCCTTGTCGTCCTTGGCCTCTTCGCCAGCGACCTTGTCGTCTGCCTGGTGGAACAGATTGGCCAGTGCCATCTCGTCCTCGGGGAGGATGTCGTTGGTGCCGCCCAGACCCATGGGGTCATCCATCATTTCCAGGCTGATGTCAGTCTCGGCGTCCATCATGGGATCGTCTTCGATGATCATCTCATCATCCACGATGTCCATCATGGCTTCGGGGGCGACCTCTGCCACCTCTTCGACCATTTCCTCTTCCATGGCGTTCTCGTTGCAGCCTTCGCAGCCGGAGTCCAGCTCCGCCAACATCTGGGCCAAGAGGACTTCCTCTTCGTCCTCTTCCACGACTTCGGCAGCCTTGTCCCCATCCTCATCCTCATCGTCATCGGCGTCTTCGCCAGCGACCACGGGGTTGCGGAGGGTGTCGAGCTGACCCTGGAGGTCGCGGAGAGCGGTCAGGACTTCGGCCATGCGGTCAGTCGAGGCGTCCTTGTCGGACTCATCGGCTGCTTCCACATCGGTGGCTTCCTTGCCCTCTTCCTCTTCCTCATCCTCATCACCAGCCAGCATCTTGCGGAGCAGGACTTCCTCGTCCTCATGGGCAGCTTCCATCCGGCGGAGGGTAGCGTCCAGGGAGACATCGGGGAGATCCATCAGCTCAAGGGCCTGGTCTTCGATGGTGGGGACATCCAAGCCAACGAGAAGGGTCTGCGCGATGCGGATGCACTTGGCAGCCTTCTTCTCAGCGGCGACACGAATGTCAGCAGCCTGCTTGGCAGCGGGGTGGCCCGTATCGGTGGGAACCGCGGGGGCCTCGCTGTTGGGGTAGGGACCAGTCGTCGGGTCTTCGGCCCATGAGGAGGTGTCACCATTCTCGTAGTGATGCTCATCGGGGTCGGGCTTGGCGGCGGGGTGGTCAGGGTCCATGGGGACGGCGGGGGGGGCGGATGCCCTCTTGTCGGCTTCTTCGACCGGGAGGGAGGCGCGCTTTTCCTCACCGTCCCACGTCATGCGGTTACGCGTGCTCATCACACACTCCTGCTTTTTGGGG